CATAGTACTCGTCTACCATCATACCAATTTCCCCAAGCTTAGCCAATGAGGATGTTGTGAGTTTAGGTCCAGTCGTTACCCATTCTCTTCCGATTTTCTTTCGGTTGTACTCGTCTGGTTTCCATCCGATAGTAACAAGCCAATCTTTAACCGCTTCTTGAGATCCCAGTTTAGCTTGTTCCTTAGTTGTTCGTTGGAATTTGAAATCTGGTCCCGCGAGATGGGTGTCTGTGACCGAGACTTCCGTTCCAAAATATTCAGTAAGCAGCTTGGCAGTTGTCGCATTGTATTTCCCATTCTTATTGTACTTGGGAGACTTAGGTTCTTTGTCAATGTAGACAACCTTAGTTCCCATCTGAGGCTCAATGATGTCAGAGATCTCAGCCATACGTTGTTGCATTGTACCCACTAGGGCCTTAGCTTCTTCCATATCAAAGTACCAGCCCTTGCTCTTGCAGAATGCATTGAACTTAGCTGTCTCATGTTCTGCTTGCATACCCAATTTAATCTTAGGGTTATACGCAGCAACCTTCTTGTACTCTGAGAGTAACTCATTGTACACATCGACATTCACACGAACATCTTGCACACAATAACGTAGCATCTCACGTGAGTAAGCATCCCAACCATCTTCATATGTGATCTTGCTGTTGCCAAGGTGTTCACCCCAACCTGCAAGACCATGCTTATGTGGACGCTTGTAGCGTAGCACCTGAGACATAATCCAGGTGTCATGTAAGCGTTTCTCATTGAGTGTAGTACCACACAGCTTGTCCATGACCACGTTATCAAAACCTATAATGTTATGGCCTACCAGTAGCTCTGCGTTCTGTAGTAGTGCAGCACCATCAGCGATAGAACCATGTAGGTTATCGTGATCAGAAAACTTATAGATCTGATTGGTGTCTAAGTTCTGTGCAACAATCATCCAGATAGTATCCGGAGTAAGACCATTACATTCTATATCATAACATAAACGCATGTTGCGTCCTTTCTTTATTTATTTAAGTACATTTTAAGATCGTTATATCCACCAATGAAAATACCATCGTGATATACAATAGGTACAGTGTTCATCAGAGATCTCTCCATGATTGATTTACCTAATTCTTTTTGAATATCAATAGCATATTCAGTGAAACCTTCTCCGGTTTCTCGTAGTAATTCCTTAGCCTTGTCACAGAATGGACAATTAGATATACTATACACCTCATACATTCTGTTTATCCTCCAAGGATTTCATAATATTCTTACGTTTATCTTCAGAGTAGTCACGCCAATCTTGGATGTCTTTGAGAGACCTGCCACAACTTAGACAATGGTCTTCGCCTATCCGACATTCTTTAACACAAGGTGAGCTTGCAGTTGTTACTAGGGCAGTGTCGCTGAAGTCTGCCTCTAAGGGCCACTCATCATCCGTCATTGTCAACCTCCTTGTTGTGCTTACGTAGCCTTTTCACGTTGTGCTTCTAGTATATCCTCATACTTGTTGAACAGTTGCTCGAACTTCCATTGGTATAACTGTTGCATACCAATCAGTATATTCATCATCTCATCTTCTGTAGGCTCACGTTTACCATCCCCGATTTGTCTGAAAACAACCTGTAGGTCATCACACACATGCCAGCAATCCATTATCATAGGCTCTAAGTCATATAGTTTAGTCATCGTTATTCTCCGTTAGTGCATCCCACGATACAGGGAATAGTTCAATCATCTTGTAGTCAATCTGCTTTGCTACCTCACTGGTCTCTGCCTGTGTGTCAGACTTGCATCGTAGGTTACACATATCGGCAAAGGCATCAAGTGACCCGCTCCAGTACCACTCAGTCATAGTAGACTGTGGCAGGACCATACGAGCTTGCTCCGGTGCTACACCATGATCAAGCAAATCCTTGTATGCTGTTAGACATGCCCAGTTAGTATCCCCCCAGTCACCGACATCAACAACACCCTCACTGCCCTGTTTCTTGTCAGCACTGCGTCCACGCCACACGTCAGGCACATAAAACTCAGGCTCATCATCAACGTAGCGTCTAGATATTTCGTTCCATCTCAAGAACTTATGCTTGACTAGCTGTCGTGCTACAAAGATTGGAGCCTTGATGTGGAAGCTGGCAAAGCAATGACCAAAGGGGCTGATGTGCTTGTGCTTAGCGAGGTAACGGATCAGATTATCATCTTTCTTCTTGAGTTTGGGTGGCCCCCAAGGATCGTCTTCCATCTCGCTTGTCTTACCAAATGACACCCGTGCAGCGTTAGCTACTGTTAAGTCACTGCCCATGTGGTCAATGTATGTTACTTCAATCATTTAATTTAATTCCAATACATTCTATTGTTTCTGTAGGATTATTCACCATGACAGCTGCTATTCTTAGTTCAGCTTTACATACTGTTTCGTTAGTAAAGTTACCTAAGTGGTGGTATTTGACACCAACTTCAGGCATTACAGTAAACCATATTAGTGCAAAGATCATAGGTCATTCCTTATTTCTTCAATCATTCTTTTTACTTTCTTGCTCAGTAATGTTACGTACAGTTCTGTGAAAGTCAATAACACTTCGAGCCACTTCATCAATTTGAGTTCGGTGTATACCTACATCACGAAGTTCGAGATCATTGAGTTGATGTAATGCTTTGATAGTCTCATTCATATTCCGTCTGCGTCTTAGTGTTTCTCGTATTTCTTTAATTTTATCAAACATTTAAAGCTTCCTTTATTTTTCTATTAGTGTATTCCATATACTTACTAGGTATACCATCTTCGTAACAACGTTTATACACCATCTCTGTGAATGTTTTCTCAGTAGAGAAATCACCGAACATGTAGACATTCCGTATGATTTCTTCAATGTCCGTTGCTATTTTCTTAAAGCCACCCATCAGATGTAATCCCTCATACTTTTATCAAGCTGCTCTATACGCATCTCTGCGTACCGGATGACTTTACGTAGGTCTGTTATCTCTGACCCAATACCATCTTCACCTTCATACATCTTATGACCAGCCCTCATAGAATATTTAATAATGTTACCAACATGAAATGGTAAGTCATTCTCCATGATGAATGTAATAGGTTCTATCTTATACCTTGTGTAGTGTGAAGGTCTGTTAACAATGTCTGACATTTTATGCCCTTTCTTTAAGTTCCTTATAGAGAAGAGAGTTATCTCTCTTTTAAAATCCGACCCCCGTGGTCGGATTCATAAAGTATTATAAGAGGTAATTACTATGACTAGAGAGGTTCATCCAAACAGCCTTAAGAATTTAGCACCTTCATTCACCAAAGACAATGCTCGTGAGATGCAATTAAAATCTGCAGCTTCCCGAAAGGCAGCTAGAGATGCGAGAGAAGCTTTGAAGATGAGCATGAAAGATTGGCGTCAGTACAAGGAAGATGTGCTAGACCATATTGATATGAACTCTCTTGATGTCTTGAAGATCCTCATGTTCAAAGCTTTGGACAAAGAAGATTTTGATACAGCTAGTGATCTCGCAGCAAAAGTTGCAGAGTATGAGCAACCTAAACTACAGCGCAGGGAACTCCAAATTGAGGAGATAGGTGCTGAGAGTTTGTCTGATGAAGAACTCGACAATAAGATACGAGCACTGCGGATAGTGTGAGGTTCTGCGAGAACCTGAAAGAAAATGCCTGTGCGCTTTGTCGGTTACCGAAAAAAACAAGTAAGTGCGCTTTGTCGGTTATTTAAAAATTATAAGAACCCAAAGATTCTCTGTGAGAGTCTCTGGGTTCTTTTTTTATTTCCATAGTAGTCCGTGGAATCCCTCTGTAGAGTCAAAGGATTTTATAAGATCCTTAAACATCCTGGGTGACATAGTTACTACATCATATCCCTCAATGTCTTGATTGAATTGCCTCATAGACACATAGCCTTCGTATTCTCCAGCGTTTTCTATGATTACCCCAAGGTCAAGATCATCTCCTGAATCATCCATAATAACTATCTCAGTCGTCCAGGGTTTTTCTTCGATTGTGAATGGCATTACATTTCACTTACGCCAAGCACACCACCGTTCTCCCACTCCGCAAATAGACCATGATCATTAAGAATATCATTGATCTTATGGTTAACACCGAAGTCATCTAGTGCTACATTATTCTCACAATAGTAGTCAGCCCATACAGTTTCATAGTTTTCTTCTGCGGAGATTATAAAGTCATCCCCACCATGATCATATACAGGCACTCCGATCTTACGAAGCTTGTTGAATGCTTTGCGATATTCTCGTTTCATCACTATCCCTATCTTTTGTTGATTGCTATCAGTATTATTAATATGCAGCCAGCGAATGTAAGTAGCCCCACGTTATCGATCATCACCAGAGCCACGGAGAGTACCCTTAGAGGCACGGTTGTGAAGTTTAAGTAGGTTACCTGCTGCCAGGGTGTTAAGGTCTTCTCCGAGGTAGTGTGCGAGTACTGCTACATACCATAGGACATCTCCTAGCTCTGCTGCAATACCATCATAAGATGCACCATCACGAATACATTTCTTAATTTTGTTTGCAACTTCCCCAGCTTCTCCACATAGCCCCAATGCTAAGTAGGGAATTGCTTCTGACTCTGGGAAGATTGCAGTTTCTCTAGCTTTAGTCTGATATTGATTCATATAGATTGTCATGT